CTTTCCACCATCCTAACGGGAGAACAAGCCGTCAACCTCTACCCTGAATTAGCAGATAAGCAAGACCCGCTTACGGGAGAGGTAATACCCGGGCTTATAAACGACATATCTGGGTTTACTTATGATGAAGAAGATTACCCAGCATCACAAAATAAAAATTCAATGGTGGTTTTTACACCATCAGACGTAAAAGATAAAGACTATTATCAAGTAAAGAAGTATCAGGTATTAGAAAGATTTTATAAAGTCAAAGTTCCTTACTATAGGGTCATTGACATGCAGACACAGGATGAAGATATTCTGTCTCAAGAAGAGTACGCCAAGTTCTATCAGGAAAACACAGAAGCATTTGACATTGGTGCATTTACAGCTATAGAAGTATTGCAGACTAGGGTGAAGGTATGTGCATCAATGGGAGAAGTTGTACTGTATGAACAGATTTTAAATACAGATGAATATCCGATCATACCACTTCCAAATATTTGGACTGGTACTCCATATCCAAAGTCTGATGTGTCTAGGGCTAGACCAATGCAAAGGCTTCTAAACAAGTTGTGGTCTTTGGCACTGTCTCATGCACAGGCATCAGCAGGATTAAAGCTTTTAGTACCTTTGGGTAGTGTGGACGACATAGATCAACTTGAAAAAGACTGGGCTAACCCGAACGCAGTCATTGAAGTGGATTCATCCCAAGGCGAACCGCACTACCCTGCTCCTCAACCGCTTGCTGGTGAGTTCTATAGACTGATACAGCAATCAGAGTTTTACATAGATTTTATTTTTGGTCTACCAGAAATGATGCATGGTTTTGCAGAGAAGGCTCCAGAGACCATGAGGGCTACAGAAAGAATGATAGCACTGGGTAGTGAAAGACCAAAGTCAAAACTCCGAGACATAGAGTTCAGTATTAACAAATTGGGTAAGGTTTTGTATAATCTATCCAAAGGTCACTATACCTACAAAAAGATTTTTAGACTGGCACAGCCAAATAACAACATCACGGAGGTTATGGCAAACTTCTATACAGATGTATCTCAGGCAATTTTAGATCTGAAGAAAGAAAGGCACATGCTAGATCAGCACGATGTAAGAATTGAACCGGGTTCAACAATGCCGTCCAGCAAGTATGCAGAACTAGCCGTATACCTAGAAGCGTTCCAGATGGGCATTGTAGACCGTTATGAAGTATTGAAGAAGAATCCTGAGCTATTTGACAAGGAAGGTATTATGAGAAGGACGGAAGAGAAGCAGTTGATGCAACAGCAAATACAGGCAATGGAAGCTCAGATAAAGAATTTGCAAGGTGACTTGCAGACAGCCCAAAGAGAATCTGTCAGTGATAGAAAGAGAGTCGAAGTTGAGAAGTTCAAGTCACGCTTGAGCGAAATCAATTCCGAGTCTAAGGCTGATAGAAGGGTACAACGTGGAAAACTAGAAAACGAGGTGAAGCTTGAGGTGGAGAAATTGGCTAATAATCTCAAAGATGTACAGAGAAAAGTCAGTTCTACTCCAGAAGCCTAAAGACATCTAAGGAGAAACTATGTCAACACTAGAACAACAGGAAGTGAATATCCCCGCCGAACAGCCCGGTGCTAATAGTACTTTTGAAGAGGATATCATCAATCAGCAGGCAGGCCCACAGCTTGTCTCTGAAGAACAAGAACCAGTACAGGAAGAAGTTCCTGCTGTAGATTATGAAGCTGAGGCTAAAAAGTTTCAGTCTATGTATGATCGGTCACAGGCCGAAAATGCTAAACTGCAACAAGGTGCTCAGATACTACAGCTATTAGAACAGAGACCTGATTTAGTTCAGGTTCTTGAGGATGGTATAGCCGGAAACAGAACACAACAGCAACCAGAGCAAACAGTAGGTAAGGATGATTTCAATCCTTGGGATGCGTTTACAGATGAAAACTCTGAATCAGGACGGTACGTTAATAGCAAGATAGAGAATATGGTACAACAGAGATTGCAATCTGCGTTATCCCAACAACAGCAACAGATACAAGCTGAAATGCAAATGCAAAACACTGTGAATGAACTGAGGGGAACTTATAAAATGTCCGATGGTGACATTCAAGAGTTCTTACAGTTTACGACACAGCCTAAAGAGAGAGTAGGTTTGAATAATCTAGTCAAACTTTGGCAGATGCAGAGCGGTAAATCCGTTGCTAATAATGATACAATGGAAGCGGTAACTGCGGCACAGCAGGCTCCTCGCACAGCAGGAGTTCTCCAAGGAGAGCCACCAATGCCTAAAAAGACGGATACAGACAATATGTTTGATTCAATCATGGCAACTGGGAGTTCTGGAAGATTACCGTGATTAATAATAACCACATAACACAAAGGTAACAAAATGGCAATATCATACAATTCTGGAGTATTAAAGTCCAGTGATATTACTGCTACTACCTCTGATGCTAGTGTAGGTCAAAGACCGGATAGAAGACGAATATTTAATTTCGGCGACAGAGTTGCCGAGTTGGCTCCTGAGGAGTCTCCATTTTTCGTCTATCTAAATCAGGTTGCTAAAGCACCTACCGATGATCCCGTGTTCCGTTATTTGGAAAACCGTAACCGAATTAGCTTTACAGATCGTTCTTTACTTCTTAAAGGTGCTGTAAACGGTGGTTCCGCTGTTTCCGCAGGTTCTTCGTATTCATTTACTGTTGATACTGCTGGCGGTGCTACTGTTGACTACCTAGTAAAAGGAATGGTTTTGGCTGTCGGTACAGTTGATTCAACTGATGGATACGGTCAGGCATTAGTTAGAGTAGAGTCAGGACTAAGTCATGGAAGCTCTGATTCATCATTTACTGGTAAAATAATTGATGTATCTGCTGTCAGCGGAAGCAATGTTTTAGCTGATAATGACGTAGCTCAAATCATAGGTTCTTCCTATGAAGAAGGTTCTGGTTCCCCAGATGTATTCTCTTCTGAACTGGAAGATGATTTTGGGTACACCCAGATTTTTAAAACAGCGGCAGAAATGACCAACACTGCTTATGCGACTCGCTATCGTGGGTATGCTGAAGAGTGGAATCGTATCTGGGCTACCAAACTGCGTGAGCACAAAATTGACATTGAAAGAGCTATGCTCTTCGGTCAAAGAGCTCGTGTAGGTGGTATTCAGTATACAGAAGGTCTAGTCGGTCATATCGTAAAGAATGTGTCACCAGTGGTAGATGATTCTGCACTTTCCTATTCTTCTGGAAGTGCATATCATCGTAGTGTTGCACAATCTGAATTAACATACGATAGACTGCTTAGCGATCTTGAAGTAATATTTGATCCAGCTAGAGGTGGAATGGCAGAGAAGCTAGTATTATGTAGCTTGCCAGTCATTACATTCTTTAACAAGTTAGGTGATGGTGCGTTTCTTGATGCATCTATTGGTCATTCTAATGGCCCATTCAGACTAAACATGGACTCAAGAGAAGGTGCTTTCGGACATTCTGTAATGGTAATTGACACCATTCATGGAAAGTTGAACCTTGTCAAAGAGCCATTGTTTAGAGGAATTGCATCTGGGTTTATGCTCATGGCTGATATGACACAACTTGCTTATCGTCCATTAATTGGTAACGGTATCAATCGTGACACTCAGGTTATGACTAACGTACAGGCGGCTGATGAGGATTTAAGAAAGGATATGATCTTAACCGAAGCTGGTTTAGAGATTACTCTTCCTGAGTCACACGCACTGTTCAACCTAGAAGGGGTGTAAGATGAGAGCTGATTATCTAAATAATAATAGCGGTAAAGCTGATCTTAAACTAAAAGTAGAGACTGTTAATGCGGCTAAAACCTTAACTGCTTTAGATTCTGGTAAGGTTTTTATGATTCAGCAAGACTCTGCTTATGAGATTACCCTACCATTGGCGGCAACGGCCGGTGCTGGATGGAACGCTAAGTTCATCCTATCTGAAGTTGCGGCTAATGCAGTTACTATTGCTAACAATACATCTGAAGACACCATTGTTGGAACAACAGTTGGTGCTGACGGTGGTGCTGGTAGCAGTGCTGAGTCTGCTGTTGATGAAATTGTTTTCATCAGTGGTGCACAGTTAGGAGATCAGGTTGAGTTAATTTGCGATGGTACTTATTACTATGCCAAAGCACAGGCTCACGATGTCGCTCATATAACCATATCTTAATCCGAATACATAAGGATAACAGTTTATAGTACTGTGGGGAGGTTCGATAAAGGTTCCTCCCCGAAACTATAAAAGGATTGATTATGAAAAAATGTATACATTGTAATAAAGACAACAAAGAAGGCTGGTTCTACTGCAAGTCTTGCGGTAAGCAAGCATCTGAAAGTAAGTTCACTACGAATATGTGGATGACTTCTGACTTAGGAAAAAGAACGGATGTTGAGTTTTCTACTCAAAGCATGAGTGACAATGTAAAAAGCATGAGGAAAAATTTAGGTTATGCCAGCTAAGAAAAAGCGTAAGTCTCCTGCTTGGCAAAGAAAGGCAGGTAAGAACCCTAAAGGTGGGTTAAATGCTAAGGGTAGGGCCAGTTACAATAGACAGACAGGGGGAAAATTAAAAGCTCCTGTTAAGTCTGGTGACAATCCTAGAAGAGCTAGTTTCCTTGCTAGGATGGGTAACATGCCGGGGCCTGAAAGAAAGAATGGTAAGCCCACACGGTTACTTTTGTCTTTGAGAGCGTGGGGTGCTAGTTCAAAAGCAGATGCAAGAAGAAAGGCAAAGGCTATTAGCAAAAGAAATAAAGCTAAAAAGAAGAGGAAGAAATGAATAAAAAAGTAAAAGCTCCTGCGGGGTATCACTGGATGAAAGCTGGTGCCGGTTACAAGTTGATGAAAAATCCTCGTGGCGGATACAAGCCACACAAAGGTGCAAGTTTAACTGCCAGTTTTAAAGTTCAAATGACGCATTCCAAATCTAAGAAAAAGTAATGGCTAAGAGAGTTAGTTGGAATTGGGGTGGTAAAAAACACTACGGAACATTGATAAGAGAAACTAAAACTCATAAATTTGCCAGAACAAAAAACGGAAAGATTAAAAAGATTAAGAAGTAGTGGCAAGAAAGTTTAAAAAAGTACCCAAGACTAAAAGAGGCGTTCCTAAGAAGTATGTAAGAGGTTCTAAGAATAAAAAGAAGACACAAGACGAGATATTAAGAACTAGAAAAATGTACAGAGAGGGTGCATTGACACCTGCGATGATGGATATGATCTCTAAGCAAAGGAGTAAAAGTGGCAAGAAAAAAAGCAGTAAAAAGAAAAGCAAAGCCAAAAAGAAAAGCAGGCGGTAGTAAAGCCGCTGTACTTGCTAAGTATTCCAAAAGCTCTGGAATATCTAAGGGCACACTATCTAAGGTTTACTCTAGGGGTTTGGGTGCATATTATTCTAGCGGTTCTAGGCCCGGAGTCAGTGCACATCAATGGGCCGCTGGCAGAGTAAGAAGTTTTGCTACTGGTAAAGGTGGTGCTAGAAAAGCAGATGCAGATTTAATTCGTGGTGGTAAAAAGAAAACAACAAAGAAAAAAACTGTAAGAAGAAGAAAGAAGAAATAGATGGCAACATTTGAAGCACAGGTAGAAGCATTAACAAGTTTAAGTATAGACGGCAGTAGTGCACCAACTCAAACAGAATTAAGTCAGTTTTTAACAGATGGTGCTAAAGAAGTGATAAGTCTGATGCCGTCTAGGATGTTAGCTGAGTGTACAGAAAGATCAACTTTGGATAATTCAACTATTACCCTTACAAATATGGATCAAAAAGGCCCTGTAATATCTGTGTTAAGATTTGACGGAACGATCAGTCAGCCATGTAGATTAGTTCCGGCTTCTAAGCAAGGTCGAATACAAGACTCTTCAGATATGGAATACGCAACTACAAGCGACCCTGCTTATTATCTGTATAACAATGTCTTAACAGTATACCCAACGCCAACTTCATCTAACAATGCGTTTGTAGAGCATGTATCTTTTCCAACCGTGGCGTTTGGGGATTCTAGTATATCTAGCTTTCCAGATGAGGCTGAATATCTTGTAGTTCTTTATGGCTCTATTAAATCACTACAAAATTTATTAGCGAGCAAATCAAGCAACGCAGATATAATCACTGCACTAACAGCAATTAATACAGAGTTAGATGAGACTCAAGCTGTTTGTGACTTGATTAATACTCAGGTAGATGCGGCGGTTGTTCAGCTTGGAGAATCCGCAACGCAAGTAGATGCAGATGTAGATACAGCATTAGCGGCTATAGTGACAGCATCTGGAAGAATTAATACTGCTGTGCAGTTGGCAAATTTAGAGTTTGACCAGTCTGATGCTTTATTAGATTTAGGAGAAGCTGATTCTGAAGGTGATGTTAATACAGCATTAACCGCTATAAATGCAGAAATAGATGAGTGTTTAACAATAGCAGACAATGCTCATTCTGAAATACTTTTAGCTAATGCTGAAGTAGATGCTTCAAAAGCAGAGGTGGTTCTTGCTAATGCCGAGGTGGACAAGATGGCGGCAGAGGTAGATTTGGCAAATGCAGAAGTAGACTCGGCAAATGCAGAGGTAGATAAGATGGCCGCAGAAATTGCTTTAGCCAATGCTGAACTGGACGAAGCAGTTACTTTGGTTGATACTAATATAGATACTGCTACTTCGGCTATTAACACGGCAGTTGATAGGGTTAATACCGCAGTGCAACTTGCTAATACTCAATTTGATAGTGCGGTAACTTCTAACACTGCTGAAGATATAGAGTTAGCATCATCACACGTCAATGCTGGCAATGGATTTATATCAGAAGCAAATGCGGCTGTATCAGAGGCACAGGGTTACGTTGCAGAAGTTTCTGCTAGGGTAAATCAAATAAATGCTCAAGTTGGTATAGCAAATGGATTTTTACAAACAGCATCTGCTTATGGGAATACAGCAAGTGGTTTTAATAATACTGCACAAGGATATTTAGGCACTGCGAATGGATATGGGAATGTTGCTCAGGGGTATATAAATACTGCAAGTGGTTATACTAGAACAGCACAGGGATACATAAATACAGCAAACGCCTATTTAGCAGAGATACAATCTAAGCTTTCTATTGCTCAGGGTTATGCGAATGAAGTTAATGTTAGATTAGCACAGGCAAGAACAAAGAGGGAAGAGTCTCAGTCTAGAATAACGGCAGGCAATGCATATTTAGCAGAAGCAAGGATGGGCGTTGAGGAGGCTCAATCTTATGCAAATGAAGTAAGTGCTAGAATGTCTCAAGTCGGCGGTTATGGTCAAGTAGTAACGGGCTACATAAATGCGGCTCAGGGATACGCTAATGAAATACAATCAAAAATTAACATAGCTCAAGCTTATGGTAATGAAGTACAGGCAAGATTAGCTGTAGATACAAGTGAGTATAGCAAATATGAGAAACAACAAGCTAAATTACAGGCAGACTACGATAAAGGAATACAGGCTCTTAGATAATGGCACATCCAATACATAGATTATCAGTAAAGCAGATTATAAGCAGAGTTAGGCAGGTTTTTCCTAATGCACCAGAGGCTTACATTA